GAATCGGCAGCGGCGCATCGCTCGCCTCAACCGGCACCGGAACGATCCAAGCAACCAGCGTGCCGGCAGCAGGTCTGGGCGCTGGCACCCTCGGCAACGACATCGCCGGCAATGCTGCGACCGCTACGGCACCGCAGGCCGGACACTCGACCGGCACCGGGAACTTTGTTCTGGCGACATCGCCCACGCTGGTTACGCCAGCACTCGGGACGCCATCGGCGCTGGTGTTGACGAATGCGACCGGCAAGCCTGCCAGCATTGACCTCACGAACGGGAGCAACCTGCCGTTCAGCGCACTGCCGCCGCATGCGTGGGGTTGCCAGGTGCCGCTGGGCGACGGGGTGAATGTTATTCCAGTCGCCACGTATCCAACGACCATTTGCAAGAACACCACTGGCCATACCGTCACGATCACCGGCATCCAGTGCTTTACCGACCTCGGGAGCAGCAGCACGCTGAACGTGACGAATAGCGCTGGCACGGGCCTACTGACGGGGCCAGCGACCTGCAGTTCCAGCTTCGCCAGCGGGACTCAGTCGGCTACCACCACACTTGCCGCTGGCGACTATCTCAAGTTCAGCTTCGTAGCGGATGGCACTGCGAAGCAGACCGCATGGGTCATTGTGGGGACGTACTGATGCGTCGGCTACTCCTGACCGTTGCCCTGCTCGCCTGTGTCGCGTCGGCGCAAACGCTGCTGCACCAATGCTCGAACTCGGACGAGACGGCCAACGCGCATACCAGCATGGCCTGCACGCTGACGGTGACGGGCGGGACGGGCCACGGCATCGTGGTGTGGGCCAGTTATTTCATCTCCGGGGCGGGCTGTAACACGCCAGCCGCCAGTGCCAGCGACACCGCGAGCAACACGTTCACACTGGAGACCCATGCCTCCGGCACGACCGGCATATGCAGTTCGCTGCTGGTTGCGACCAACGTAAGCGCCAACGCTAGCGATGCCGTGACGGCGGCATGGAGCACCTCCGGCAGTTTCGTCAACATGGGAGCGGCGGAGTTTGGCGGTGTCGGCGTATTCGATGCCGCCGCTACCCCGTTCACAGCGGCTGGCGGCGCGTGGACATCGCCTGCATCCACGACGGTCACCACCACGGCGAGCGGCGACTTGCTATTCGGCTACTCGATTAGTGGCGGCGGGGCAACCGGATCGGCGGGAAGCGGATTTACCGGGCTGACCACCGCTACGGGCGGCGCAGCCGTGGCGGAATACGGGACAGGAGGTGCGGCAGGAAGCAACACGGTCAGCGCCGCGTACAGCGATAGCAGCGGCTACGTCGTGCTGCTGGGGATCGCCATGAAGGCATCGAGTCCGCCCCCCGCGACGATGGTGCCGCGCCACGGGGCGAGCATCTGCTGCCGGCCGTGACGTGCCGAAACCTGACGTTTTAATCCGGCTCCAGCCGAAGCAGGCGGCGCTTGACCGCCTGATGGAGCGGTCGCAGGCGACGAACCTTGGGTATGGCGGCAGCCGTGGCGGGGCGAAGTCGGGCGGTGCGCGTCGCGTCCTGCTGAAGCGGCGGTACAAGTACCCGCGAACCGATGCGGTCATCATTCGCCGGACTTACCCCGAGTTGCTGGACAACCACATCAACGCGATGTGGCGGGATTTTCCGCACCTTGAGGCGCGGTACAACAAGGGCGAGAAGACCCTGACGCTGGAAAACGGCAGCCGGATATTGTTCCGGCAGGCCGAGGATGAGAAGGCCGTGGACGCCTACCTGGGCAAAGAGTTCCAGGACATGTACGTGGATCAGGCGGAGGCGTTCACCGAGAACGAGCTGCTGAAGCTCAAGAGTTCCAACCGCTGGCCCGGCGGCGTGAAGTGCTGCATGGTGCTGGGGTTCAACCCCGGCGGCCGGGGCGCGGCGTACCTGAAGCGGATTTTCAAGGACCAGAAGTTCAAGCCGAACGAGCGGCCCGAGGATTATGCGTTCATTCAGGCGTATGGGTGGGACAACATCGAGTGGTCTCGCCCTTGGTTGCGCGAGCGCGGCATCACGGAGCGCCAGTATTACCGCGACTGGTCGGACGAGGAACGGAAGCAGTGTTTTCTCCAGCACTCCGACTATGCGCGCACGATGCTGGCGGCGCCGAAGTCCCTGATTGCCGGATGGCTGTACGGGGACTTCGACAATTTTGCCGGCCAGTATTTCGACAACTTCGATCCCGCGCGCCATGTCAGGCGGTACGGGGAGTTGGGGATTGAGCCGTGGCACCAGCGGTGGATTGCGATTGACTGGGGGTTCGCCCACAACACTTCGGTCCACTGGTACGCCAAAACGCCGACCCACGTGGCGGTTTACGACGAACTGGTTGTGAACCGGACGAACGAGGCGGAGTTGGCCCGGATGATTGCCGACAAGTCGCGCGGCCAGACGATCACGCGCTGTTTCATATCGCCCGACACGGCGGCCAAGAAGGGCACCGCGAAGCCGACGAAAGAGCAGATAGGGGTTGTGCTGAAAGAGCGCGGGCTGCCGTACCCGCAGGACGCCGACAATGCGCGGGTGTCGGGGTGGCGGCTGGTTTACTCGATGCTGGGCCGGGAGGGTGAGCAGCCGCAGTTGCTGATCGCCGACACGTGCCCACGGCTCGTCCAGTGCCTGCCGATGATGACGCGCGATCCGGAGAAGCCCGAGGATTGCGAGAAGTTCGACTCGAACGAGGATGGCGAGGGTGGCGATGACTGCGCCGACGAGTTGCGGTACGGCCTGAAGAGTTACTTCGGGGATTCCGAGGTTCCGCGCGAGGTGCAGTTTCAGAACCTGGTGGCCGCGGCCGGGGAGCGAACGGGCGAGCCGGTGAACAACACGATCCAGCACCTGATGGCGCTGCGATTCAACGAAACCTGGAAGAAGATGCACGGCCCCTTGCGGCGGCCGTTGCGCAGGAGGCACTGATGCGGTGGCCGTGGGCTCGGTTGAGCGAGGAACAGCAGCAGGTGCGGGACGAGATGAACCGGCACAGGCAGCGGATGGAGGAGTTTGTCCGCCGGATTTCCGCGCTGGAGATGCTCAACGCCGCGACTGTCCCGGAAGGGGCCGCGAGAGTGCCGGAGAAGAAGCAGGTTACCCCGACCCGGCGCCGGAGCTGGCAGCAGGTGCGGGCGGAGTTGGAGAAGAAATCGAAGGGAGAGCGCGATGCCGACTGATGCGAGTGGCCGTTACCACATGAACCCCCAGATGGCCCGGATGCATGACCGGGCCGCGAAACCCGAACCCGCCAAGCCCGAAGGCGCCGCGCCTCACGAGCCGCATGGCCACGAGGTCGTCAAGATTGAGTTTCATCATCACCCGGATGGCGGTGGCAGGCTGCGGAGCGTGACCCATCGCGCCGACGGCAGCCAGCACGAGGCCGAGCACGAGAACGTGCACGAGGCCGCCGATCACCTCGCCGATTCGATGGCGGACGGGAACCAGCAGGAGCAGGAACCCGACATGAATGGCGGCGCGATGGGCGCCGAACCCGAAGACGCCGCCTAGGTTGTCCGAAGTCTGATCCCCCGGCAGGGTCAAAGCCCAACACTGTAGGCCGAAAGGAACCACAATGCCCAAGTCCCCCCTCTCCCGCGTCGCGGGCGTGCTGGATGCTGCCAGCTTCGCCTTTGGCATCAACCCCTCGATCCCGCCCGCGCGGGTATCGAACTCGCCTGGCGCAAGCGGCGTCCAGACCCTCATGCTGTACTACCCCAACGTCGAGTTGGCGGACGGCAGCACGTTCAACCCCTTTGCCACCACCGCGCCGATTCAGGTGGGCATCGGCGCGAATGCCGAGACGGTGACGCCGACCACGGTGTCGGTTGTGACCGGTGGGCCGGCCGGCCTGACGGTAAACATTACCGCGAACTTCGCGAACGTTCACGGCCAGGGTGACCTGGTGGCGTCCGGCACCGCCGGGTTGCAGGAGGCCCTGAACTTCGCCGCCGCAAACGGCGGCGGAGTCGTGGTGGTGGACGGCTTCTGGGCCAACCTGGGTGGCACCTCCGCGATGATGGCGGCGGCGACCGGGGCGACCAATGTCTCGCTTCGGGACAACCGTGGGGCGCTCGTGACCGCCTACTCCGGCTCAACCGATGCCATCAAATTCCCGGCGGTGTCGAACATCGCCGAGATCAATGCCACCGGGGTGGATGCCTGTACGCTGGCCACTCCGGGCGCAAATGACGTGGGCAAGACGCTGCTGATCGCCAGCACCACCGCCCACGCCCACACGGTCACGACCGCCGCCAACAAGATCCAGGACGGCTCGGGGACCAACGGCGATACCCTCACGTTCGCCGCGCAGGCTGGGGCGAACTGCATGTTGATCGCAGTCAACGGGTTCTGGCAGGTGGTGTCGCTGAAGAACGTCACTCTGAGCGAGGTCTAACGCCCGGTGCCTGCGGTTAGCAAGAAGCAGCAGGAAGCGATGGCGATTGCCGAGCATAACCCCGGTGCGCTCTATGGGCGCAACCGGGGCCTGCTCGGGATGAGCCATGAGCAGTTGCACGATTTTGCGGCCACGCCGCGCAAGGGTTTGCCCGAGAAGGCCAAAGGCTCGCTGCGGCGGGCGGCCGGGAGGAAAAATGGCTGAGAAGTTCATGCAGGCCGCTGCCGCCGACATCAAGCGGCGCGGAACCAAGGGATCGCTCAAACGGGCGGCCAAGAGGGCGGGGAAGTCCACCGCCGAGTTTGCCAAGGAGAATGAGCATTCGCCGGGGCTGCTGGGCAAGCGGGCGCGTCTGGCCGAAGTGTTCATGCACGCCAACCACAACCGCTGATGGCGACCGCCCCCGTCATCCCGGCGCCGGATGCCTCCGATCAACCGGCAGGCGACAGCCAGCAGGCCGACGCCAGCTATCAGGCCGACCCGATAGCCGACCGGACTGACCTTCAGGATCAACTGAAGGCGCTGGTGCGGCATTACGCCCAGCAGGACAAGATGGTGCGGCGTCTGGAAGTTCAGGAAGCGTCGCTCCAGCGGTTCTACGACAAGGGGTATCAGCATATCTGGTGGGACAGTGCGGCCGGCCTGTTCGCCATCGCCAACGGGGCGTCGGCGTTCGCATCGGGCGATGATTCGACCGACCTGCCGCGCTACATGGAGACCTACAACATCTATGGCCCCTACGGGCGGATTTCAAGCAGCGTCCTGACGCAGAATCCGCCGGGGGTGAACTTCGAGCCGGACGATCCGTCGAAGTCCATTGATATTGACGCCGCCAAGGCCGCTGACGCCTACCGGCACTTGGTGGACAGGACGAATAAGCGGAAGAAGTTGCAGGCCCAGATCGCGCAGCGGTTCTGGACCGATGGTCGCACCATCACGTACACGCGGCTGGTGCAGGACGGAGACAGGTTTGGGTTGGATGATCGGGGCGAACCGAAACGGGTGCCGCTGATCGAGGCGTTCGGGGTGCTGGAAACCAAAGTTCCGGTCACGGCGAAGGACCGGAGCGAGTTTACCTACTGCATCATCTCCGATGACCTCGACCTGAACTATTGCAAGGAGTTGTTCGCCGAGCAGGCCGACAAAATCCAGCCCGGTCCCTCATCTCTCGGTGAATCGGCATACGAACGGTTTGCGCGGCTGGGCGCGTTGCAGGGAACCAACCGGCGCCTGCAACCCGGGGACGCCTACCAGCATTTGGCCACGCGGCATCGCGTGTGGCTGCGGCCGGCGGCGTTCAACCACTTGGCCGATACCTACCGGGACCAGTTTAAGCAACTGTACCAGCACGGCTGCCATGTGACGTTCTGCGGGGGCGCTTACTGCGGATCGTGCGATGAGTCTATGGATGACCACATCGCGGTCGCACACCCGAGGGCCGGGGATGGTCAGAACCGGCCATCGCTTGGCAAAGACGGGGTGTCGTTGCAGGACGCGGTGAACGACTACAAGAACCAGGAGAAAGAATACCTGGACTACGGCATTCCGGCGACGTGGTGCGATTCGGCGCTGGTGGACAACCCGGCGGTGCGGGAGCAGATCAGCCAGCCGGGAAACCGCTATTCGGTCCCGCTGACCCCCGGCGGTCAGGACGTGATGGCGACGCACTTCTTCACCGAGCCGCCCGCAAGCTGCCCGCCGTCTCTCGTGCAGGCATACGAGGACATGCGAGGCTCATTCGCGCAGTTTGTGCTGGGTGCCCCGCCTGCCATCTGGGGTGGTGGCGACCAGCACCAGGAAACGGCCAAGGGAATCCAGATTTTGCGGGACCAGGCGATGGGGCAAGCCTCGATTGCCTGGGGCGCGATGCAGGAGTTGTTCGCGGAGGCATACCGGCAGGCGATCAAGGCGGCGGCCGAGAACGCGACCGACGAAACGGTGACCATCCAGATACCGGGTCGGAACGCCACCACCGCGCAGGTGGTGATTGCCGACATGGCGCGCGGGAATTTCCACTGCGTACCGAGCACTGACTCGAATTTCCCGGAGACCTGGGGGGCGAAGCGCCAGACGTGGTTCGGGTTCCTCGAATCGGCGGCCAAGAACCCCGCGCTGGCCGATGTCCTAAACCAGCCTGACAACCTCGAAGAAATGGTCGAGTTGAGCGGCCTCGACATCGTGATTCCCGGAGCCGAGGCGCGCAACAAGCAGTTGGCGGAAATTGAAGAACTGCTCAAGACCGCGCCAATTCCGCCCGACCAGCAGGCGGTGGCGCAGTACCAGGCGTTGCAGCAGCAGGCGTCACTCGCCGTGCAACAGGGCCAGCCGGCGCCGCAGTTGCCCCCGCCGCCCGGCCCCGAGCCGAGCGTGCCGATTGACCCGGTGTTTGACCTGCACGCCTACGAGTTCGCCAAGTGTCAGGAGTGGCTGAACTCGGAGGAACGGCGCGATGCCGAGCGCAACAACCCACAGGGGGTGCTGAACGTGCGGCTGCACGGTCTCAAGCACTTCCAGCAGATGCAGCAGGCCGCAGCGGGTGCGCCGCACGGGAAGCCCCCGAGCGACAGCCTGAGCGTGAACTTCAAAGACCTGCCCGCCGCCGGGAAGGTTCAGGCCGCCAAGGCGGTCGGGATTGACCTGAAGGCCGAGGATTTCCTGCCCCAAGTGGCAGGCATGTGAGGAGATGAATGGAAGCTGAAGCCGTTGAGACAGTAGCCGCCGAACCGGAAGCCGCGACACTGGAAGCACCGGAAACCACCGGCGTTGCCGATACCGGCGCGGAAGCCCCAGAGTCGGCCCCGGCCGCTGAACCTGCCGCACCCGAGGCCGACGCCTCCGGTAAGGCCGGAACCGAGCAGGATAACCGGCTGTTGCCGCAGGAAGTGCGGCAGCACCTGGCGGAGCTGAAGGCAACCAACCCGGCGCTCGCCGGTAAGATCAGGGACGCCTTCGGGCAGGCGGCGGCCATCCGGCGCGAGTTTCCCGGCGGGTTGGCCGAGGCGCGGGCGATCAAGCAGTTGGCCACTGAGATTGGCGGACCGGAAGGCGTCAAAGACTTGCAGGACCGCATGGCCGAAGCGGACGAGCTGGACCGCCTATGGAAGGCAAAAGACCCGCGCGCCGTGGACAACATGGCCGAGGATTACCCGGAGCAGTTCGCGGCCCTGATGCCTCACGCGCTGTCGCAGTGGAACAAGCACGACCCTGAGGGCTTCAACCGCAACGCCTGTGGGGTGGTGGCGGCGACGCTGCAACAGCCGAACGAGGAAGGCTTCAGCGCCATGACCCAGATGTGGATGGCGGAGCAGTCGCTGGCGATGGGGAACACCGAGCAGGCGGCGGCGATTCTGAAGAACTTGCAGGAGTGGGGCCGCGGATTCAGCCGCGCCGCCACCGCGCCTGCGAAGCAGCCCGATACCGCCCCGAACGCCGACCGGGAACGCGCCGAACAGCTCCAGCGGCAGCTTCAGGAGAAGGAGCGGGAATCGTTTGACGGCTCCGTCGGGCAGGCTGTTGAATCGTTCGCGGACCAGAAGATCGAGTCGGCGGTTGCGCCATACATCAAAGGCCGCACCCTGCCGGATGGCCAGAGGGAGACCCTGCGCGCCAAGGTGGTGCAGAACCTGATGTCGCGGTTGCAGGCCGACCAGCAGTTTGTGGCGGCCCGCTCCCGCTATACCGAGGCGCGAGACCGCGACGGGCTGGTCCAGATGTCGAAGGCCAAGATTGAAGCCCTGTTGCCCACGGCAGCGAAGGAAGCCCACCGCTGGCTTTTCGGGGGTGCGCCCGCGTCCAAGCCCGCAGCCGTAAAGACGGCTGCCTCTCCTGGGGGCGCCGCGCCAGCCACCAACGGCCAGAAGCCGTGGATCAAGGTGGCGAAGATGCCGGGCATCGGCGAAGTGGACGGCGACCGGACGCCGTTTGAGATGAAGATGAAGTCGAGCGCCGTCTTGAAGGATGGGCGCCGCGTGTATTGGGGCCAGCAGCCCTATCAGGGCAAGTAGCCCGCAAGTTTGGACCGGGCCAAGCGTGTGTTTCACGGGGAACGGACACCCCGGCTGAAAAGCGAGACCGAGGGAACCACGCGAGGCCAGCAGTACAGCCGCAGAGGTAAAGACACAGCACCGCCCTGGCTGATCCAAGGGGCACCTTGCGAGTTTAAACACTCAAGAGGAAAACCATGTCCGAGGCGACGAACGCCCAAGCGATTGCGCTCCAGCACGAGCTGGTGCGCCCCAACCTTCCCCTCCTGTACCAACAGAACGACACCCTGTGGGGGATGATTAAGGAAACCACGGAGGCTGAGGTTGTCAGCAGCCGTCCGACCCGCGTACCGCTGGAATTGCTGGCCGGTGGCAAGCCGCGCCAAGGCAACCCGGACGGCGGCGACATCGGGCAGGGGTCGAGTTTCACCGCCGACGTCGGCACCCTGGTCCCGGTCTATATCTTCATGGCTTGGCAATACACCAAGCTGGCGGAGATTTCGACCGGCAACAAGCAGAAGGCCATCGAAGATTACGTCACCCTGACGCAGAAGCGCGCGTTGCAGGGGATGAACGTGGTGATGGAGTCGCTGATTCAGGGCGACGGCAGCAACACGCTCGATACCGTCACCTCGACCAGCGGGACCAACATCCTGAACGTCGGCAACGCCAATGCGTTCCAGGACAACTGGGACATTGACGTGTGGTCGGGCCTGGGTGGCACCTTCCGGGGCACCTGCACGATCCAGTCGGTTGACGCCAACAACAACCAGCTCACCCTGGCGGGCGCATTCCCCGCCGGGACCACGGCCAATGACCTGCTGCTGCTGAACGGCTCGGCAGGCGTGGCGAACTCCGGCATCTTCGGGATCAAGGCGTACCAGGTCAACTCGAACACGGGTTCCGTCATGGGAATCCCGCGCGCGAGCTATCCCGGCAAGCTCTCGACCCCGACGGTCAACGCTGGCAACCAGTCCCTGACGCCCGCGATGGCGCGGCGCTCGCTGGCCCAGATCCAGATCGCTCTCGGCGTGAAGCAGCCGGACGAGCTGGAGCTGATCTACCACATGAACGTGGACATGGTGGCGGGGTGGGAGGACACCGGCCTCAATGTCACGCAGGTGATCCAGAACCAGATCACCGGCAGCAACTCGCAGGACATGTTGAAGAAGTCGCCGCCCAAGACCTTCGCGGGTCGCAAGCTGGTGACCTCGATCAACGCGGCTCCGGGCCGGATTGACGGCCTGTGCCTGAAGAACTGGTTCCGCGTCGAGAACCAGCCGATTGACTTCTACGAAGTCGGCGGCCAGACCCTGTTCCCGGTGTACGGCGGCTCCGGTGGCCTCCAGACCAGCACCCTGTTCTATTACTGGACGGGCGTGAATCTCGGGAACCAGAACGTCCGGGAAGGCGTGTACATCTCGAACATCGCCATCCCGACCGGCTATTTCGGCAACTAACGGTTGCCACTGCGGCCTGGGGCCGAGCCGGTAATCGGCCCCACACTTTCATGAGCGTAATTTCGGTCAACGCCGCTCCGGCGGACGTGCAGCACTTCCCCGCTGACCTGCGCGGATACGGCACCAACCCGTTTGGCAAGCCGATCTACCGCTGCATCTGGAGCGAGTCGCGCCTGCACCAGATTGGCGGCCAGTTCCCGGACGGCACGCGCGAGTACCGCTGGGTGCCGCTGTACCCGGTGACGCCGCTCACGCCCCCCTGCTGGAAGCTGGAGAAGTGGCTGCCGGCTGTCGCATTCGCCGGCCCACGCGAACTGTACGAGGCCGACAAAGACCCGGTATCGGGCTTGATCCCGACCGGACCTTACCCGACGGCCGGCGAGTACGACCACTGCTATTCTTTCCCGACCGATGCGCCGGTGACGATCTCGATGATCGAATCCATGATTTATCGCATCGAAGCCGGGCGCCGCCATACCTTCGCCGAGAACCGGCAGGCGCATCTGGACGCCGAGGCGAACCGCCGCCGTACCGCCGCTGACCGCGCCTTCGACATCTGGAGCGACTCGCAGCAGGCGTTCGGGAACCTGCCCAGCAACGTGAACCCCGCCAAGCGCACCGCCGACAAGGTGCGGCTCGACCAGCCTCCGCCGCTGCCCGTTGTGGGCGACGGCAAGCCGTTTGTTTAAGGAGAACCATGCCCGCAACCGTCACCGCAAAGGAAGCTGCCGACGCCATCAAGGCCGAGCAGCGCGAACGTAACTCCAAGAAGATCGAAAGCCTGCCGCCCCAGCTTCAGGCCATCATGAACACCCATGAGCTGAAGCCCGTCCGTATCTTCAATGTCGGCCACCACCGCTGGACCGACAGGCCCGGTGGGGACCGCTACTACGTCATCAACGCCTGCCCGTCCGGCGAGCGGTACTCGGCCCCGACGCTGGTGCCGTTCGTCCCGATCTACCACGTGGCGGTCGAAATGAACAAGATGGAGACCCGCATGGAAGATTGCCATGCCGTCGCCAACGACATCGTGGGGCGCGGGCCGTTCAAGCCCAAAAGCGATGATCTGACGCGCTTCGGCGTGTTCATTGCCGCCGGGGAGACGCCGACGGAAGAAGAGCTGGCCGCGGCCAATGCCGCCTACGAGAAGAGCGACTTGGAACTGATCCAGTTGGCCGACTCGCTGGCCAACGAGGGGCCGCAGGGCCTGAAGAGCATCACCGGCGAGATGCGGGACGCCTGCCGTCGCCGGAACGTGGTGCGGGACTGGGCCAAGGCCCAGAAGGCGGGCCAGCAGTGCCCCGGGTGCGGCGAGATGGTTGCCGTCGGGATCAAGAAGCACGTGGCCTGCCAGTGGAGGTTCGATCTGGGCTGCTTCGAGGGCGACCAGAAGGGCGCCGCTCCCGTCGTTCAGGCGCAGGCCGGCCCCAAGCCGGGCCAGCCCATCCGGCAGGGATAACCATGCGGAAATTGCTCTGTACCATCGCGGCGCTCGGAATCGCGGCACTCGGCCAAGGTGTGCGGGTTGACCACCAGGTGACCAGCACTGCCGGGGCCGCCGGGTCGCTGATCCAGGTCATCGCCATCCCGAACGCCCTCACCTACGTCTGCTCGGGGGTCTACACGGGTACGCCATGCACGTCGGCTGGTGTGACCGTGTACGCCGACTCCGCCATGACGGAGGCGATCACGCAGCCGCTGGTGGGAGATGGGCAGGGCAATATCACCAATGACAGCCGCGCCAATGGCGGCTTCTACGTCGCGTCGCTGCCGATCTACTGGACCACCACGCCGCCGCAAGGATCGCCTGCCGGGGTCGGGAGTACAACACTGGCGCTTCCGGGCGGGGGCGGAGGCAGCATCAACGCTTCGCATCCGGCTATCACGCCCACCAGCATCGAGTCGGTTGTGCTAACCGATCAGTTTGCCTACGCTTCGCAGTCCCCCGGCGGCTCATTGGCTGGCGGAGGGATGGCGACCATCACTCCCACTTGGACGGCGCTGCCGCCCGGCATGACCTCCGGGGCCATCTCCATTGTTTCCGAAAGCACGTCGAGCGCCACCGTGACCTGGGCGGCCGGAGACAAATTCAACACATCATGGGGAGCAAAGACCGTGTGGATTGATGGAACCCCCCTAACCATCTCATCGTGTTCCACATCCACGTCCTGCACCCTGAGCGGGGATGCTCCGCGAACGACCGCCAACGGATGGATGGTGGTCGGGTTGCCGACGCCGATATACGTTAGCGGCGGCGCGGGGGCTGCGGAGAGCTTCGACATTCTGGGCGTGGGGACTGAATGTAGCGGGGGAACGGCGCTATCCATCTGCGGCATCCCTGCCAACTCGCACAGCGGCGCGTGGACATTTCAAAGCGCCACGGCCGGAATCCAAGAGGCCGTGAACGCCGCCGAATCGGCCGGAGGCGGTCGTGTATCCGTTCCGTCCGGTACGTGGTCAACCCACGCTCCAGTCTTGGTATCGCGCAATTACGTAACGGTAGCGGGCGCCGGGCCGCTGGCAACTATCGTGCAGTTCCCAACTATGGCAACACCCTATTCTGGAGCGGCTACTGGCGTGTTCACCGTGCTGAACGCCAGCTATACGGGACTGGAAAACATGGCGGTTTCAGGGCCGAGCGCCGGGG